CGACTACCGTCATCACAATCGAAATCGAGAACGCTGTCGCGATGATCAGCGCCACCAATCCACGGTAATCAGGTGCCTTTAGGGGGTTCATTCCTCCTCGACAGCTTCTATCACCTTGACTGTAACACCGGGGGGCACAACTACCCGAATGGTAATCGGCTTGGGTTCGGGCTCAGGTTCCGGCTCGGGCTGCGGCTCCACCGAGCTTCCTGGCCATTCTTCGATGAGATCGTCGGACGATCCCTGATACTGGTTGCAGTCGGTCGGCGGGTTGATACCGGGAACAGTGCCCTTGTCGGTCCATTGCCAAATCCAGTACTTGGTGAAGCCTGCTGGAAGCGTGGGATTGCCCGACGTATATTGCGCCAGCCAGAGGCGATACTTATTGAGGCCCGGCCGCGCATTCGCGCCGCCCTGATCCTTGAGCACGTGGCCGGAATATATAACCGGAACCCGGCCGGACAGCTCCTCGACCTTTTGAAGGAACGCTTCAAGATCAGCGAGCGACACTTCCGGGTCCTCGTGATCGGCGGCGAGGAGCGTATGATCATCGAAACACCCGGCATTCATCGCCGAATCGATGAAGTGCTTGGCCTGATTGGCCATATTGCCGGGGCGAAGGAAATGATAGAGGCCCCACAGCAACCCGGCATCATTCGCGAGGAAATATCGATTGTCGGCCGTCGCATCGACGCCACCCATCCCCTCGGTCATCTTATGGATTACACCGAATACACCGGCATTCTTCGCCGGTACGAGCGACGATGGAATAGTATTCCAATGACTCAGATCGACGACCATAGTGTTCGGCATCTAATCCTCCTATCCGGCGTACGGGATTTGGAACCCGTGCAAGAAACACGCGCTGTACAAGTTGCCCGCACCAAGAGCAGGCACGAGCAACGTAATAGCATTCCCGGCCGCGTTTGCGGGAATTGCGGGGTTGAAATCGGCCTTGATGGTCGGGGCAAATACGTTCGCCCCTGCAGGAACTATGAACACTATGTTCAGAGTTGCAGCAGCCCCGCCGATGCCCTTGACGCTTGCGAGAGTTGCCGTAACCTCTCCCGCCGCCGTCGCCCCGCCGTATTGGCAGTAGAGAGCGTCGACATAAGTCCACCAACCCGGCGTTCCGGTCAACGTAAGGCTAATAGCGGTATTCGGGGAATTCCCCGATGACGCTGTCATCGGCTCGGCGTTCTGAGGATACCCGTAATACTGCGTTACCGCAACCACGGGTGCCGCCGAAAGGAGAAGACCCAACAGGGCAGCGAAGATGCTTTTCATGGGAGGCTCCTAAATTGACTAAAGGGGGCGGCGATTGCCGCGCCGCCCCTAGTTGGGCATCGCTCGCAACTACGGAGAGCCGATCACGGCCCCTTGCTTGATGCCATTGAACATGATGTGCGCGAGAGGATTACGCATCTCGACGCCCCACTCGGCGAGGATCAGGCGAGTCTCCGCATCGCCGATCTTGGCGATGGGAACCTGGCGGAAGTTCCGGAAGTATCCAACGGCGACGTAATCCGCATCGAGGATGTAGCCGACGTCCAGCGGCATCCATAGCGACGGCATCACCTTCACTCGGCCGAAATCCGTGGCGATAACATCCACCGTCGCCACCACTTCGGTCTTGCCGACGAGCACCTGCGAAGACGCGCGGCCTTCGAAAGTAGATACCGTCCGCTTGATGCCCGGAGGAACGATCATCGTGTCCGGCCGTGCACCATTGGTGAACGCCTTCTGCATCGCATCGCCCACCATGATTTCGGTGAGGATTACCTGCGATGCACCCGCGACAGCGGGGAAGGCATCTGTGGGGAGAACCGGCAAACCGGCCGCGACGCCGATAACCGCTCCTGCCGGGTTGCCCGCCTTGTCAGTCGCTCGGCCGAGCCAGTGGCCGATAGCCTCCGTCTTCCGAGCTGTCGAATCCGAGCCATCGTCGCGAGCTTGCCGCGACGACAAGATCGCCTCGATATCGGACTTGAGCACCTTCGAGGCTTTCGCCATCTGGTGGCCCATTTCCGAACCCTTGCCCGCAGCGTCCGAAGCCTCCTGCGAGCCGGTGACGGTCGCATCGCGCTTCGAAATCTGCGTGACGTTGTTCAACCGAACAGTGGGCTGGCTCACCGAACGGACCAGCTCGAAACCTTCGATCTGGGCGTTGTTCGGGTCGACGTTCGGCAGATGTTCGGTCTGCCAATCGAAGATACGAGCCTTGACGTTGCGCCGACGCGACATGGACAATATCGGGGTATCGAAGGGGTCAATATTATAAATACTGTTCGAGAGGTCCTCCCGGTTTCCCTTCGCGTCGTAGGTAGTGTAAGCACCAGTGATCTTCGGCATCTTGCAGCTCCATGTCCAGGACCGAAGACGGGCTGTCATCCGGTCGCTTGTTTAATTTCGAACTGTTCTCAGATCGAGTCACAACTCGAAGATTCCATGGGAGATGTAGGCCACAAAAATTCTCGCCATTTATAGGCCAGATGTGGTCTACTGTGTGCAAGACGCCCGTCTCTACAGTGAGCCTCCGGGCCTCTTTGTAGAATCCTTCGATCTCTGTCTTGAACCGCCAAGACAGCCTGTGGCGCTTAATTCCACGCCTCCGCGCGGCATTCAGCGCATTGTACTTTCCTCTATTTTCGGCGACGTACTCCTTCTTAAGCTGCCGGTACTTTTCCTTGTACCGCTCGCGATGTGCCCGCATTCGGGCTATTTCTTTACCAGGATCAGCGGCTACTGCCTCCCGCTTTTTCCTGTTTATCTCTTCCTCGTGCTCAGCTCGATACCTTGCTCTCGATTCGCGCTGCGTTTTTCTGAACGCTTCGGCGTTCTCGGAGCTACGCTTCTGCCACGGTATCCAATCGCTCATTCCCTATCATAGCACAGCCAGCGGCGGCTGTCAAGTTACCTTCTTGCTGGCCTCTCACTCTTGAGGATGTTGTCGAAAACCAAGGCTGCGTCTTCTATATGCCCGGTCTTGTTCAGTCGCTTCACCGCACTCGACACGCCCCGATCAGAAACCTTGGAGCGTGCCGAACCGCCACCGGGTGGCAGCTGCTTGCCGTTCGTAACACGACGAATCGGCTTGGGCCTCGACGCCATCATCCGATCATACCGCGAAGCTTTCAACAGTACCATCAGCATCCGGCTGTCGTAGACCTGTGCGATCTCTTCCTCTGAAAATCCGTGTGACAGCGCCGTTCGGCGCATCGAATTTAAGTCCTTCGACTTCTTCTTGGGGTCCGCCGCCCAGCTCTTCGCGTTCAGACTGTCGAACTTACGTGCCTCCGCTGTGGCAAAGGCGCTCAGCTGGACCGCGTTGCTCTCTTGCATCTTCGCAGCAGCCTCGCCGAGCTTTTTGTCCAGTTCCGCTCGGAACCCCTTGACCTGATCGTAGTATTTCTGCTTCTCGCGAGCCGCCACCGGGTTCTTCTTGAACTCTTCATCCCAATTCGGCTCTGCGGGCACAAGAGCTTCCAGATGCGCCTGGATTTGCTGCGCAACCTGCACGGAATATTCGTAGTTCTGAACGGCGTCGGCGGCCGTCCGGGCAATGATCTGCTTGGCCTCCTCGACCTCGTTCATCCGCTTGTGGAAGGTCTTGGTGCGGACGTAGCCTTCGAGGGCCTCCTTGAGGGTAACTTTCTGCTCTTCGCCGTCGACGACGACTTCTACTTCTTGAGCGAGGAACTGATCGTCAACCCCCTCCTCGCCATCACCCTCCTCGTCTGCCTCTGGAGTCTCATCCTCATCCGTCTCGTCTCCCTCCTCCACTTCCTCCGGCGCACGCGGCGAAACATCCTCATCACCAGAAACATCATCATCGTCACCCCCGCCCCTCGCAGGGGACTCTTCGTCGACTTCTAGCTCCCCGACATTGGGGAAGAGCCGATCCGTGGGGCCTTCCGTCACATCTTGCTTGCCGCCCGCAGGAGCACGGCTTTGCGCCGGGGCTGGCCCCGAATCCACTTGCATTGCCTTGTCGAAAGCCTGTGCGGCTTCTTCCAACCCATCACCGGCCATTGTCCACACTCCTTGGATAGCGTGCTCGCATCTTCTTCTCGGTTATCATCGCTTGGAGAGTAGCCTTGAAGTCCTCAAGCATCTTCACACCCGCGTGGGCAGTAGATGCCTCAGGACTTCCGACTGCCGCCTTCGTCAACGCATCGATATACTGCGCCCTCATAGTATTTATCGCCGCCTCGAAAACAAGATCATTGAGCATCGCACTCGCCGAAGAGGCGCGCTCCTCAACCTGAAGGTCGCTAAGGGTCATAAAGCCCCGCTTTCGGAGGTTGCGATGTCATTATCTACACTCGCTTCCTCGTTATCGACCCGCCGCATCTCATTGGCGACATTGGCGGCCTCCAGCGCTTGCTCGTTGACATCGTACATAGTATCCGCCTCGATCTTCGCAGCCGCCAGAATGCCATCGACCGTGAGCTTGTCGCGCCGGAAATCATCATCCACGCGCAGCTTGCGGTCTTCCCGGTCGCTCTTGGAGATTTCAGCGGCCGTCTTGGACCTCGTCTTCTCCATTTCAGCCTGAGCGAGCATGACAGCCGGATCGGGCTCTTTCGGGGCCGCCGCGATCTGCTCCATGATCTCCGGCGTGATGTTCTTGAAGTAGCGATCGACATTCTTGATGTTTCCGATCGCCAGCATGTCGGTAAGAGTATTTCGGAACTCGATCGGGCCGCAAAGCGGATTATCGACGCCGAATTTCTCCATCACCATTACTTGCGTCTGCTTGACGTCCTGCAAGACGAGCAGCCGCGTCATATCGGAACCCCGCCCGAGGGTGGGGTTCACTTGAATGCGCATCGACGGATCAAAGGTGCTCGGATCAATGGTTTCCCAATGGCCCCGAAGCTGGATCGTGCGTTCCTGATTAGGGCTGTTCACACATTCGCGGAGCAACCCCCGAAATAAGGAGGCCATCCCGGTTTCGGCGAGAATGCGAGCGCACAGCTCGATGCGCTCTTGCGCTCCCGTAATGATAGCGTCGACGCCTTGAAGCGCCGTCGACTGCAGAGCCTTCGGATCGACTCCCTTAGAAGCGTCGGAGATACCTGTCCGCTGTTGGCGGAGCGTCTCCATAACCTCGAACATACTGAAGACGGGCTGGCCGACAAACTGATGGTTCAGTGACTGAACCGTGTCCATGGGGCTGCCGCGAGTGCGAATCGCAGCGCCGATTTCGTCATTCAGAACATCGTCGGCTGAGACGAGCGTCTCGTTGAAGACCGTGCGAGGCCAAATCGATTGCGCGAGAGAATCGAGTGAGCCCCGGAGCATGTTCGTCTTAATCCGCTGGATGTCCTTGACCAGCTCGGCTGGAGTGTCGCCCACAAGCGTGTGGGGTTCCGGGTCCGGACACCAGACTGCAAAATTAGCATATTGTACGACCTCGTCGTGAATGATTACGTGATTGTCGCTGACCGTGTGGATTTCGCGCAGTTCGGGGATACCATCTCCGTCCTTGTCGACACGGATGTAGTAACACCCGTAGCGAATATCCATATTATCTTGGACGCTCGTCTCGTCGATCCCGGCATTCCGGAACGCCCGGTCCACGGTGAATGTAGACGTCGCGCCCAGATACTCCTCCAGCTCTTCCATCGAATAGCCGAGCTGAATTAGTTCGCCGACATTAGTGATGCGATCGTGGCCAACCAGACGGGCATCTTCGACGCTCTTGGCCCGCCGGTCGATCCGGAACTCATCGAGGGGCACCGACTCAATGATCGTCATCGGCTTGGACTTCACGAACCTAATCGTGACAGTCTTGAACATTTCAGGTGGTGGAGGGTTCCCCGGAGCTGCGATACCCCCAAGCAAGGGCGAGGCTGGTTCCACCCCTGTCGAGGAGGGCGGACTAGCAACTGCCGGGGGCGGGAGTGCATTACTCGGAGAACCCCCCATGCGACGAGACGGAATCGCCTCCACGATTTCGATCGTCTCGTTTTCGTAGATGAGAAGTTGGAGCTGCTCGGAAGATATGTTGTTGTAGGTCTGCTCGGTGACTTCGTCGGTCGTCTCCGTCCGCCATGTCACGACGCCAATCTTGCAGCGCAAGGCGTCCTTGATGATGTCGTGGAGAATCAGAAAGCCAGGGTTGTCGACCCAGAACATGTATTGGAGATAGTCGGTGCACTGCTTCGCCGCTTCCTCCTGCCCGGAATAGTTCGGCTGGCAGTTCACGACATGCTCAGGGGACGTGAATATACGGATCAGCGAAGGCAGAATGGCCATCACGGTGTCGCGGAAGTCCGTCGAAATAGCTGTGGACTTTCCTTCGCCCTCAGGCTCCGGTATCTCGCCGTAGAAATATTCGAGGTTCTCTTCCCGGTCCGGGGCGAGCGTGCTGTCCTCGAATGTCTTGGCGTCGTCGATCAGCGAACGCACAAGATATTCGTACGAATTGGGGTCCTCGTCGGCGGTCGGCCCGCGAGGCCCTAGAATGCCCACCACGCCATTGTCGAATATACGCTCGGTCGGCCCGTACTTGTCCACCGGAGGCGGGAGCGGCGCATTCATGACCATTGCCATTATTATGTCCCCCGTAACCGGATAGGCCGAAGACGACGCGCCAATATGCCTGGAATGGGTATGTCGCCTTTCATAGAAGGCGGCAATCGAGTAGGGTTTATTCTTGAACTACGACTATAAATATATTCATCCTTGGGGCTTTCTTCAGAGAATCCCATATCTTCAAACCGGCGATCGGCCTGAATCCCACGACGTTTACGGAAAGGAACCCTCATGACAGTCTCCTAACCGCAGGTGACGAACGCATCCGGGACAAGTTTCGGCGGAGCGGGCCGTTCAGAGGAATAACATTGCTGCCGCCCGCTCGAAGCAGCGACATTATGTGGTTCATAGCCACCGAGCCCACCCGGAATGCGTCGGAACCGTGGGACGCCCAGTTATGTAGAGGCTGGCCGGTCTTCGTCTTGTGGTAGTTCTTCAACGCCGAAAGGCCAGGCTCCGTCTTCACCTTGTCGAAGTAACACATCCGAAGAGTCGCGCGGGTCGCCGTGATACCATCCTCGACGCGATGTTCGGGGCAGATGAAGATCGTCGTGCCCGGCCACAAGCTCATCAATATCTCGTAGCGGCTTTTGCCGGTTCCAAGTTCCCGCGCCTTGATGTCCGGAGGCGGTACATGAACCGCGTAGTGATACGGGCGCTCCTTGAGCTTTGTCGAATACCACTCGAGGCCCTTCCCGGTCCCCTGAATGATATCGATGACGTGGATTTTGCGGCCGACCAGCTGGCAAATCCAGATAAACATCTCGTCGTCGATGCCGAGGTCCCACCACGTGAAGCAGGAAGCTGCGGGATCGTACGGAACCCCCGTGACATGCCCCGCGAGGGTGATTTCGTTGAGAATTTCGCCGTAATAAGAGCCTTCGATCGGCGCATCGAAGCTGCACATCATTTCGCGGGCGAACTCGTCCGCCGTCATATCCTTGCGCATCTCCTCGACTTCTTCGGGGAGGAGTGCGCCGCGCGTTTCGTTGATCGGCAGCGAGAACAGGTCCCACTTATCTGGTTCCAGCTCCGCGCGCTTTTTTAAATCGTGGAAGTGGTCGTCTCCGTTAGACGTTCCGGATATCACAGCCCATCCCTGATAATCCGCGAGGCAGGGCCGAACCACCGAGCCCATCATGGAGGGGTTCAGAAGAGGGTACTCGTCAGCGACGACCCCATCGAAATAGAGGCCTCTCATCCGCTCGTAAGCGGCCGCGCCTCCATAAAGGTTAATCATCGCGCCGGTCGGCAGGATTATCTGAAGATCGCCCTCAACCACCTTAACATTCGGGAGAGGATTCGTGTAATGTTTATAGTACCCCCAGACGAGGTCTTTGGCTTGGGCAAAGGTGGGGCCGATGTAGGCGTATCGGGGCGGCGGGAAGGTGCGGGTGTTTTCAAGGGCCTTCCTTATCGTGTGGTTGCACAGCGCGACAGTCTTCCCCGCCCGCCGATGCGCCACTTCGAATATCCAGCGCTTTTTGGACGCGTGGAGCGGCTTGAAGTGCTCCCTCGGAACATACGGAATAGTTATCCGTGGGGGTCCGGCAGTTTCGGGGGTCGCGTCTAACATCTACGCGGCCTCGTTG